GTAGGGGCGCGCAGTCCTTTACCAGTTAGGGGGGAGAGAGTCCAGAGGGGAAAGCGCCGATAGTCTCCAGGGAGAGGCGTACCCCTCCAGTGTTAAAGGACTGCGCGCCCCTACAGCGCCCCGGCTCCGGTGGTCCGTGAACCGCCAGCCCGCGCGCCGTGGCCGCATCCGGGGCTCGCGTAAGCGCCGCCAGTTTCGCTTCCCGGCCCGAGACGGCATCAAGCGGCTCGGCAAGAATCGCGGGGCAATAGTGGACGCCCTGGAGGATCTTGGAGGCTCCGCGACTCTCCAGGATCTCGCCGACGCCCTTCACAAGCCGCGCGCGCGGGATGTTCGCCGGAGGCTGCTACCGATGCTCGAAGAGGCGGGAATAGTCGAGGTGGACAGCGACACCGTATCGCTTTCCGACGACTGGCAGACGGCGCTCTATAACGCCCGCGTGCTCGCTCACGAAGCCGACGGGCGCGGCGGAGCCGAGACCAGGGACCGGGGCCGCCACAAGCGCGAGCGCGAAGCATTCCGCAACCGCCGTAAGGTCGCGGAGTCTCCGCACTGGACTAACCACCCGGACGCGGACGGCGCGGTAGAGGACGTGAAGTATCTCGGGCCTCTCCCGAATCAGTGGGATCTCTACAAGTGGCTCGATAAGCGAGTCCAGACAGACCGGGGGCCGGGCAAGCTCTGGCAAGTTATCGGAGGCGAAGCCCGCGTAATACTCGACTCCAACCCCGAACGCTGGACGGCATTGGATCCGGCGGAGATACGAATGGAGGTAGCAGCGTGAAGCTAGACGAACGCCAGCGCCAAATACTCGCCGTGTGCATGGCGTGCGGCTCTAAGCTGGACCCGGATAAGTCCGGCGACGCCATAGAGGAAGGGCTGCGTCCCGGACAGCTAATGTGCAAGCGGTGCGGCGAAGATCCCGAGCACGTCGCCGAGATCATGGTGCATCTCGGGACGATATTCGTTAGCAAGCTCGTATCGGATCGCTGCGAGGAAGCCGGCATCTGGCAGGAGATAGAAGAGCGGGCTAAGAGGTCCAACACAGAGGACCGGATGCGCCGCGACAACCGACAGAATTGAGGCTAGATGCACCCTAACGAGCTGGCTGACTTGATGGCCTCGAATGTAACCTCGGATAAGAGATGGCCGCCTGAGTCGGCGGCGGCACGCTTCGAGAAGATCCGAGACTACCGCCGCCGGTACACCGCCGACGCTGGCGAGCTGTTCTCCTACCGTACCGACTTGCACATCCGGGAAGATCCACGAGCTACCGCTGATAAGGCCGCGACGTTCACGCCCGTACCTCTGGCGCGGGATCTCGCCCGGTACTCGGCGCAGCTCCTATTCTCGGAGAGCCCTAAAGTAACGGTTGAGGGTGACGTGGAGCAGGCCGCCCTGGACGCTCTCTCCGAGTCCAACGCCCTACCCGCGTTCTTGCACGACGCGGCCGATAACATCGCAAGCGAGGGCTCCGGCGGGCTGCGCGTAATACAGGACGATGACGTCAACCAGGGCCGCCCGATACTCTCCTACGAGCCCGCCGATACCCTGCTCTGGCGCACGCACTACGGCCGCTTTACTGAGGGCGGCGTCGTGGTGCTTACCAGAGAGAGGGATGGGGCCGTCTACAGGCTCCTGGAGGATCACTCGCCGGGGCTTATCACCCGCCTGCTCTACAAGGGCTCTCTGTCGCGTCTAGGGCAGTCTGTGGGGCTCTCTAGCTTGCCGGAGTTCCGGGATCTCCGCGACCAGGTGCGTACCGGGCTATCGCGTCCTACCTTGATACGTTGGGATAACGTGCCGGGCGGGGCGAGCGACCAGGCGGGCATAGAGGCTTTGCTTGACGAGCTGGACACGGGCGAGTCCATAGGGCGGGAGAAACTGGAGGCGAGCAAGGCTCTAAAGTTCGTAAACCGTAGGCTCGCCGACGAACAGGGCGGTGTGGATCTCTCCGGCGTGATCCTGCTCGATACGAACATGAACCCGGTGGAGACGCCCGCTAGCCTTGCCGAGATAGTCCAGCCGAGTATGCAAGCCGACGATCACGTCACCTACCTTAATCACGTAAGAGAGCTCGCCGTCACGATGGCCGGGTATAGCCTTGCAAGCTGGGGCCTCGATCACGGCGGCTCGGCTGATAGCGGCAAGGCTCTAAAGCTCCGGCAGAGCCGTACGTTGTTGACCAGGGCCGGTAAAGAGCGCATGGCCGTGGGCGCTATCGGCGAGGCCTTGAGCGTGGCGCTTGAGATGGTCACGGGGGGCGTAAACACGGTATCGGTAGAGCTCGGCGACGGTCTCCCGGTGGACACGCTGGAGCAGGCACAGGAGCTAGACACTCTCGCCGGCGCGGGGCTCATATCGAAGGCCGAAGCCGTGAAGAGGCTGCACCCCGAGTGGGACGAGGCGCAGGTAGAAGAGGAGATTGCGAACCTCGTGTACACCCGCGACTCGGCAGAGCAGAACGAGCTCACACGGGCGCGGCAGGTAATCAACAGCTAAGGAGAGAATCGTGGAGTTTCCCGCAACGTTTCAGAGCCAAGAAGAATTCGACCAAGCAATCTCCGGGCGCATCAACCGCGAACGGGACCGGCTCAAAAAGGAGAGCGGCGGCAATGAAGAGCTAGAGTCCGCGCAGTCCCGTGTCTCCGAGCTCGAAGGCGAGATCCGCACCCGCGACGCCCGCGCCGTGCTCGACTCTATGAACGTAACCGAGGCGGGCCGCCAAGATCGCATAATGCGTGTGATGGACTGGCCCGAGACCGCCGACGATAAGAGTCTCCGGGCCGCGTTCAAAGGCCTCTACTCGGAGATCCCCGAGGCTTTCCCCGAGGGCGCTACCGTCAAGGATAAGGGCCTCGATACCAGCGGGAGCGATGATAGCACCGGGCCGCTCACGCAAGCACAGGTAGAGAAGATGAGCCCCGAGCAGATCAATGGCTCGTGGGATAGGGTCCGGGCGTTTCTCGGAGGCGAGAGGTAGGTTTCGCTCTCACCCTGGTAGGCTCGAAACTTGCCTCACTCGCAGATGTCGCATGTTGCGATGTCTGCTCGTTTCGCTCTCACCTACATGAGCGGCGTACCAACCGTTTGCAGGGCATTCGCTATAGTGTAGAATGTAAAGTAGGCACTGCTCGGAGCCGGTCCATGTTCCACTCCGGGCAGCCGCCGTTAAGCTCTCACTGCGGGCGGACTCACTAGCAGGGCTACACGGCGCACGGCCGTTAAACGGTTCGTAGATCACACACGAACCGGAAGGTTTCCGCATGTCCCTGAATCTCTTCATCCCGCAGATATGGTCTGCGAGGCTCCTCGCAGGACTCGACAAGCAACTCGTCTACGCACAGAGCGGGCTCGTAAACCGCGACTACCAGGGCGACATCACCGCCGACGGCGATAGGGTACACATCCATTCGATAGGTCCCGTTTCCATCGGTAACTACGTCCGCGACACCACCGTGATAACGCCGGAGCTTCTAACCGACTCCCGGCAGACGCTCCTCATAGACCAGTCCAAGTATTTCGCCTTCGAGGTGGACGATCTCGACCTCGCCCAGCAGCGGCCCCAGGCGATAGACAGCGCAAGCTCTCGGGCCGCCTTTGGCCTTGCGGAGGTGGCGGATAGGTTCGTCGCGGGCTTCTACGCGGGTGCCGGGCAGCTCCAGCAGGACACGTCCGGTACCACCCCGGCGGCCATCCAGCTCACCACCGCGAACGTGTATCAGGAGCTTGTTAGGGCATCCGTCACCCTCGACGAGGCGAACGTGCCGAGCGAGGGGAGATACTGCATCGTGCCGCCGTGGGTAGCGGGGCTTCTGCTAGACAACGATAGGTTCCTGGCGGCGAGCACCCAGAGCACCCTAAACGCACAGATCGGGAGCGCGGCGGGCTTCTCGGTAATCAAGTCGAACAACGTACCCATCACCGGCACGGCCCCGGCCGTGTACCACATCATGTGCGGCCACAGCTCCGCCATAAGCTACGCCGAGCAGATAGTGAAGGTGGAGGGCTACAGGCCGGAAGGCAAGTTCTCGGACGCCCTCAAGGGCTTGCACGTCTACGGCGGCAAAGTGGTAGAGCCGGACGCCCTGCTAGACCTCCAGGCCCGGAAGTAGCCCATGAGAAGTGAAGATGCGGGGGCGTCTAGCCATGACGAACGGGGCGTTTTGCTTAGTTGGTCCCGTCCCCCGCATTTCGAGGTTACTTATGAGAAAGGGTTGTCACGCTACTAACTGATTCCCCAGGTGTGCAGGGAAAACCGCGACCGGCCGCGCATTCTCACCAGCGCCCGGCGAATAGTTATGCAGCCACAGTGAATATCGGGGGTGGATAGCAGGTGAGCCGATGTACCGCCATCACGCGCTCCGGTACGCGCTGTCAGAGGACCGCAGACGGTCCGCACGGCTTCTGTTGGGGCCACGCCCCGGAGAACGCATCCGAGCGTGTCAGGGCGGCGTCCAGGGGCGGCAAGGCCAAAGCCAACGTCGAGGTTCGGATGCTGAAAGAGGAGTTGAAAGCCACCATCGCCGACGTGCGGAGTGGCGAGCTGGACCGCAACGATGCGTCGATCATGATCCAGGGCTACCGCGCTCTCCAGGGATACCTTGAATTGGAGCGGCGCATCCTCGAAACCGACGAGCTCCAGGCCGAAGTAGAGGAGTTAAAGCGTGAGTACGGCAACGCTTCTTAGAGAGGTCCGGGGGCTCCGGGCTCGGTCGCGGCATTCCACCGTGGTGGACTCAGCCGAGTCTCTAGCCCGCTCCGGTGGACTGGATCCGGACCCGTGGCAGCTCCGGCTACTCCGCTCCGAGGCTCCGCGCGTCCTGATGAACATATCGAGGCAGGCGGGTAAAAGTTCCATGTCCGGCGTGCTCGCCGCTCACAAGGCTCTCACCGTGCCCGGCTCTCTCACCCTGATACTCGCACCCTCCGAGCGCCAGGCGAGAGAGACATTCGCAAAGACCGCCGACTTTCTCCGGGGCGAAACCTCCGAGAGCGACCGTAAGCTCGGCGTCCAGCTCGCCAACGGCTCCAGGATCGAAGCCTTACCAGGTACGGAGAAAACCATCCGAGGGTATAGCGGCGTGGATCTCCTGATACTCGATGAAGCAGCGAGAGTGGAAGATCTTCTGTACTGGAGCATCCGCCCCATGCTAGCCGTCTCAGGCGGCCGCCTGATTATGGCAAGTACACCGCACGGCAAAAGGGGCATTTTCTTCGAGGAATGGGAGTCGGGAGAGGGTTGGGAGCGGTACGAGATACCCGCCTCCGAGGTGCCCCGTATACCCGCCGACTTCTTAGAAGAGGAGCGCCGCTCGATGCCGGAAGCTCTTTACCTACAGGAGTATTTCTGCCAGTTCACAGAGACCACAGACGAACTCTTTACTTACGAGATGGTAGCCGGGGCCGTCTCGCGCGACGTGACCCCGCTGGCGCTAGGAGACGAGTGGTGAGGTATTGGCTAGGTGTGGACTTCGGGCAAGCAAACGACTGGACAGCCCTAACCGTTATGGAGAGCGTAACCCTTCACGCCGGCGTGAACGCTGAACCCGAGCTTCACATCCCCTACCTTACCCGCCCGCCTCTTAGAACCTCGTACGAGAGGATAGCTAGCGGTGTGGTGGATAGGCTCTGCAAGCTGGAGCCCACCGGAGCGTTCGGCGAGAGAGGCGAGATTGGCCTTGTGGTGGACGCAACGGGAGTCGGTAGGGCCGTGGTGGATATGCTCTCCCGTGAGCTCTCACAGCGCCGTGACACTCCGCGCGTGGCTTTCTGGCCCGTGGTGGTCACGGGCGGTAACGTCGTCTCCAGGAACGGCGCTTATCTATCCGTACCCAAGCGAAACTTGATAACCGCCGGGGTCGCCGCGCTCCAAACCGGGAGGCTCAAAATCGGAGCCGATGTAGAGAACCGGGACGTGCTGATTCAGGAGCTCCGCGACTACAGGCTAAAGATCAACGTCAAGGGCCACGATCAATACGAGCCGTGGCGTCAAGGCCAGCACGACGATTTGTTATTCAGCATGTGCTTGGCAGCATGGGCGCATTCGTTTACCAGTGAGAGGAGAGCAGCATGATCTACATGATACCGGCAGAGGCACAGACTCGCCTCTTGAACCGCCACGGCATCGCCACGGAGCTATTCATCGGCGACGTTCTAGCAGCCTCAGAGGAGCTGCGAAGCATGGCCCCGTTCGTGGAGGGCGTGGACGTCGACGATCCCGACACCCTACCCGACGCCGTGCTCGACTGGATAGCTCTCCGGGCACATGAGTTCCGCCAGACGATCACAGGACCTCCGCCAGCGTCCAGCATCAAGACGGGGGATGTCACCGTCCAACTAGAGCTTGGCAAAGGCCACAGAGACTTGCACAAGCTCGTGTATCCCTACCTCAAGCATCGCGGGAGAGTAGCCTAGTGGACTACATCGAGATAGCCCGCTACTACTCCGAGCAGCAGATGCCCGACGTGTGCGAGGTGGTCAGGACCTCCAGGACCCCGGACGGATTAGGTGGCTTTGTGTCAGAGACTAGCACCGTGGCTACTACCAGTTGCAGGCTCTCGGGGCTGTCGGCCGCCGAGCAGGTGACGGCCAGCCAGATAAGCACCACCTACACGGGCAAGGCGTCTGTGCCGTTCGGCGTCCAGGTGCTCTCCAGCGACCGCCTCAAGATCGGCCCGCCCGGAGCTACCGAGGCGAACAAGGTCACCTACAACGTCTCCGGCATTCTGCCCCGCTCGCCGGAGCACAGCCCGCACCAGGATGTACTCGTCGCCCGGAGCGGCTAGTATGTCACGATGGGACAGAAGCGGTATACCGTTCGGGACGCCGCGACACACCTCGGTATATCGGAGAGCGCCGTGCGAAATAGGCTTAGTCGCGGGACTCTTACCGGAGTAAGGGAAGGCGGCGCGACATACGTTGTGTTGGAGGATGTCACTACCGACACAGACGATATACCACCGACAGATGCAGCGACAGACCACCGTGACGAGCTCATAGAGGAGCTACGGGACCGCGTGCGGAGCCTGGAGGAAGCCAACCGGGAGAATCGGCGCATCATCATGCAGCAAGCACAGAATCTCGCCGCGATAGAAGCGCCAGAGGAAAGTGTGTCGCCGGCGACACAAAGTGAAGAGCCCCCGGCGGATTCCGAGGGCTCGCGTAGGCCGTGGTGGCGTAGGTTACTCGGCGGCTAGGCGCCGCTCTTGTGGCTGTCGGCGGCGCGGGTGAGCATCCCGAGGAAGCCGTCCGTGTCCAAGAGGCGCTCCTGGAGCCCCGCCTGCACGCGCTCCAGGTCCTCGGCCAGAGCCCTGGCGTGGTTGCCCCGAGCTTCGTAGATGAAGGCCTTCAAAAGCTCCAGAGACAGCGTAAGGTCGTCTGACTGGGTTTGAACCGTAGCCTCCTGGAGGTGTTCCTCGCACAGCGCGGACCGTCCCCACATCTTCACGGCCGGCCGGGGGCATGGCTCCTCTGTCTTGCTCCCCGTGGTGCACGTCCCGAGGTCCTCCATGTTCGTCTGCTCCGCGATTTTCTCCGTCATGCTCTCTCCTCTGTGTTGGGGTTCGTCACGGCATCGGCAGCGGGGGCCGTGGTGGTCCCCGTATGAATGGCATCTCCTGGCACCTAGACGCCGGAGAGAGGATGTCCGCCGTAGGTCGGGGCGGGCTGGTCAATCAGGCGGCGGTCGTAGCGACCAACGCCGCGCTTGCGAGCCCACGCTACTACAGCCTCTCCGCGCTCCTCTGGGTCGGCGATGTGGTCGGTGGCCCATTGAGCTACGGCTATAGCCTGCTT